ATTGACCAAGTACCTGAAGCCTTTTGTCGAATACTGCCACTCGTTCTACGGACAGGGTGGCATCTACGACATGGGTGTCTCAATGACCGAACTTTACGAGGCAGCAGCGACCTATCTGCTGTCGCCCGACAGGGAAGTTGAGTTTGAAGGTGATAGTTTCGATAGGGAACAGGTGCGCGAGATACTGCACAGTTGGGGCTTTAACGAACTAGCCAAAGCTAAATGCTAGTTCTCCCCAGCATCCCCACACTTTACACCATTTGCCCTATTGCGCCAAAAGCGCAAGCCGTGGGACATTAGTTTCACAAGGAGAATCAAACACGCATGAAAGAAAGTAATAACTACTCCGACATTGCGAATAGCTGGGTTGCCACTGGCGACCAAGTTACCCTTGATGATGTCCTTGATTACGAAAAACAGCTTCATGACTTTGGCGTTGAAAAACGTGAAAAGCGTGAGGCCAAACAAGAACTTTCAGCCACTGAGGCAGCGCATCAGCTGAAACAGGAATGGCTTCGTTTTGTCTACGATGAAATCGAAGGCATTAAACAAGTTGAGCGTGACAAAGCAAAAGGCGTCACCAAAAAGGAATTTTTCGAGCAATGGGAAAAAGTAGATAGCTGGAAAATGGCTGACCTAGCTATCTCATTGATGATTGATGCCACACAACGAGAATGGTCAAAGCGACACACCGAAGAAGCAATTGGGATGGCATTTGGTACGTTAGTGTTCCAAGCGACAATGGACTACAACGCCAAAAGTCGCCGGAAACTTGAACGCCTCGATGCTAAAGTAGCCAAACTTGAAGGTTACGATGGCCCCGGTCGAATGGAACGTATTCTGCAATTTGCAGATAGCTTCGGGTTTCAGTCGGAACGGTGGCAAAAAGACAAACCATACCAGTCCAAACACGGCGCACCCTTAATGGAGTGTGTCTTGAAAGCATTACCTGACGTTTTCCTTAAAAAGAAAGAGAAGCGTGATAAGGACACACATCTCCGCTGGTACATCCTCCTTTCAGACAGTAGCAAGCTGTCAATCGAAGCCCGAAATAACGCCATAAACCAGTATTCGTCCTACTTGGGGCCGATGATTATGCCACCTCGCAAGTGGTCTAAAGACAACATGACCCCATACGCACGAAATGAGATGTGGCTACTGACGCCATTGGTTCGCCACATGGGCGAAGAGCAAAAGCTGGCGATTGAGGACGCAAAACGTGATGGTTCGCTCAATCAGGTTCTGACTGCGTTAAATGCCATTCAAGAAACACCATACGAAATCAATCGGTATGTCCAAGATGCTGTGACTTGGGTCACATCACAAATGGATGTCGTTTCCGGTGAAAACCCAACAGGGCGTATGATTGGTGGTTTTCCGAACACCAAACACATCAAATCCACGCCTGAAGAACGATTAGAGCCAAGCGAATTTAAAAAGCTACCGAAGAAAGAACAGGTGATTCTGGCACGGAAGCAAGCTGACAAGGCGCGGCACAATCTAAGCGCAAAACAAGCAAGGGAAAGTTTTCCTCGTGTTCTTGACCAAGCTACCAAAGTCCAGAAGTTCCTGCGATTTTGGTTACCACACAACCTCGATTACCGTGGCAGGGTCTACCACATCCCTGATTTTGGACATCACAACATTGATTGGATTCGTGCCTTGTTCATGTTTTCCAACAAAACGCTCGTGACCCCAGAAAATGAAAAGTACCTCAAGCGGCAGATAGCAAACACTGCCGGACAGGACAAAAAGACCCTGAAGCAGCGTGAGCAGTGGGTTGATGATAACGAAGAACGCATCATCGCAGCTGGACGTGATTTCAAGGGAACTTTTGAATGGTGGGGTAGTCAGAGTGACGAATCATTCCAGTTCCTTGCAGCTTGCCGGGACTGGGCAAAGTACAAAGAGGCGCAAGCGTTTGGTGAACCGTACAAGTCAGGGTTACCGTGTGCTTCTGATGCAACTCAAAGTGGCGTTCAACATTACGCCGCCGCTGGGCTGTCCAGAGAAGTTGGCGAAAAGGTTAATCTTCGCAAATCCGAAGTGCCTTGTGATTTCTACAAGCTGTGTCTGGAACGTGCAGTCGAGATGATACGGTCAGACTTGAGCAGAAAAGTTGAAGCCAACGAAGCTGACCCATTGACGGATGAAGACAATGCCAAGATAGAAGATTTTGAGTTGGAAATCCTTGACCTCAGTCGCACAGAATACCCGCATCTTGATGACCACAAGCAAGATGAACAACGTGCAAAGGACATCGCAAGAGTAACCAAGGCTTTCGCTAAAACCAAAACCCACGCCAAAATGACCGTTTTGAAGGACATTGAAGCGGCAACCGTAGCGTTAGAACTTTACGAAAAGGGTGAATACAACCGTAATCACATCAAGCGTAACGCAATGGTTTTTTGCTACAGTTCCGAAGAATACGGCATGGCACAGCAGCTGGACACCGATTGGATGAACAAGCTGTCGGCAGACGTTTTTGACGGAAAGCTAAACAGACATCCATTTGGTGATGACGATGGCTTCTACGCTGCTCGTTACCTAGCAAAGATGCACTACTCAGCAATAAGTCGAGAAGTTTCAGCAGCGGCAGCTGGCATGAGATTTTTCCAAGGGTGCGCTAGGATACTTGCAGCGGATGAAACACCAGTTGAAGAAACTGGTGACCAATCAAAGAAAAAGAAAAAGCAAAAGGGTATTGGCAAACACGTCAAGTTCACAAACCGTTTGCATTTTCCAATGATACAAGATTACCGCGATAGCGAAACACACCGCCATAAGGTTCTTGGTCGAGATAAGGACACTGGCGAGTGGGATGCTGACGTGCGGTCTTACTACAAGCGTTACAAGCAGACACTGAATACTGACCGAACTTGTAACGGAATTGCGCCTAACGTAATCCATCAGCAGGACAGTCTTCATTTGATGTTGACCGTTCTGGAAAGTTTACGGTCTGGCGTGACTAATTTCATGATGATTCACGACAGTTTTGCAACAACAGTTGCCGAAGCTGCCAGATTACATGAAGCAACAAAGGTGGCGTTTGTCGCGTTGTACCAAGATTACAATCTCTACGAGCATTTTCTTGAGCAATGCAAAGCCCGACACTCAGCCCCTGAAACTGTCGATTGGCCTGAACCGCCAAAACAAGGTGATTTAGACGTTACTGACGTTTTCGATAGTGACTACTTTTTCAGCTAAAACTCGCTGAAACTCTGACCAAAAGCAGGGTGGCTGCTTATGCACGAGGCGTTGAAACACGCTGTGCATTTAACACCACAACCAATAGCAAAAACTCCCAAGACAGACGCACGGCATCTTTGCTGTGTGCTTGCGCTTGGGCGTTTTGCTGAGGAGTACCCATGAATGAAATAGAAGCGGTTCTGGGGTTAGCCATCATGCACATGAAGCGTGGCGAGCCTCTGCCACTCGATTTGCTTGTGAAAGCAGACGAACTGGGCATATCGGTCAAACATCTTGACCAGCCCTCCACATCAAATGACGCCAATTCTCAAGAAGGAGACATTCTTAATGGCACAAAAGATTACATTTAGTACGCCGAAAGGCACAGCGGTTTACCCTTACATCACTCGCGCAGATTACGAGTACAACGCGGAAGGCATCTACAAGACAAAGATTAAGATGCCTGAAGCTGACGCTGCCCCATTGATGAAAACAATCACGGAAGCAGCAAATGATGCGTTTGGTGCAAAGGCCAAATCCGCACGGATGCCTTTCACAAAGCTGGAAGACACCAAAGAAGTTGAATTCACGACAAAGAGCAAGTTCAAGCCGACAGTAGTGGATTCGACAGGCAAAATCATTGCCCCTGACCTTGTTCCACCAATCTACGGTGGTAGCACCTTAAAGGTTGCTGGAACTGTCTACTGTTACAACGCTGGTGGCAACATTGGTGTTTCATTGCAGTTGTCAGACGTTCAGCTGGTCGAACTGTCAAAAGGTAGTGACGTCAAAATCAGCTTCGGCGCGGAACAGGGCGGCTTCGTAGCAGCCAACGACAATGAGGCCGCAGAAACTGACGGAGCCGCTTACAATTTCTAAGCGCAGACGCCACGCCATAGCCAATGGTTACAGGAGTGGTCTGGAAGAAACGATTTCACGCCAGATAGCAGATGCTGGTCTACCAGTCAGCTACGAGGAAGACAAAATCGAATACGTCTGGCCTGAACGAACATCCAAATACACGCCTGATTTCAAGCTGCCAAAACAAGGCGGCTTTTTCTTTGTCGAAACTAAGGGTCGCTGGACTGTTGATGATAGGCAGAAACACTTGCTCATCAAAGAACAGCACCCCGACATCGACATTCGCTTCGTCTTCAGCAATCAGAACGCCCCTTTGTACAAAGGCTCACCCAATCGTTACTGCGACTGGTGCGAGAAGCATGGCTTCCGATACGCCCACAAGACGATACCACCCGAATGGTTACAAGAAGGAGCAAATGACAATGAGCCAGAATGACCGGATTTTAGACCACCTGATGAAGGTTGGTTCAATCACATTCGTTGAGGCTGTTGACCTTTACAGGGTCAGGTCGCTTCCGCGCCGCATAGCCGACTTACGGCAGCGTGGATACGACATCATTAGTGAGTGGAAGCAAGACCACCTTGGTCAGCGTTACACCCGCTACAGCCTAGCTTAACCCAAATCATAAGGAGAAACAGATGCGGCAAGCCGTACCTGACAGCCAGTCAACCTTCCTACATAGAACAAGCTGTGATGCTTGTGGCAGCAGTGATGCAAATGGAGTTTACGATGACGGACATACGTTCTGTTTCTCCTGTCAAACCTATCAATCCGGTAGCCCGGAAGATGGCAGAAAGGAGAAGCCAATACCAAACCAAGACAATCAAAAGCAAAAAGACTTACTGTCGGGCGTCCCAAAAGCGATACCAGCTAGAGGATTGACAGAAGCAACCTGTAAAAAGTGGGGCTACCTCACAAGCCAGCATAATGGGCAACCTGTCCAGTTAGCTGTTTACAGGAACAAAGGCGGCAAGCCAGTAGCACAAAAAATAAGGACAGCAACGAAGCAATTTAGCATCGTTGGTGATGCCAAGCAGATGACACTGTTCGGTTCACATTTGTGGCACAAGGGCAAAAAGCTGGTGATTTGCGAAGGCGAGATTGACGCGATGTCAGTCAGCCAAATTCAGAACCACAAGTGGCCTACTGTTAGTTTAAGCCACGGCGCACCTTCGGCAGTTAAGACACTAAAAGCAAATTGGGATTACCTGATGGGCTTTGAAGAGATAATCCTAATGTTCGACCTTGATGAGGTCGGTCAGAAGGCAGCAGTCGCTTGCGCGGAATTACTACCACCCGGCAAGGCTTTCATCGCTTACCTACCAGCTAAAGACGCCAATGAGTGTCTGATGCAGGGCAAGTCAGCTGATGTCATTCAAGCCATCTTTCAGGCTCGTGAATACAGGCCAGATGGCATTAGGTCAGCCCACGATTTCCGTAACATCATCAGTGTCGATGAAACTGCAAGCGCAGTCAGCTGGCCTTACTCAATGCTTGATGAACGCCTCATGGGGTTACGCAAGAAAGAGTTGATTTGTTTGGCAGCTGGTTCAGGTTGCGGAAAGACCACCTTTGTTAAGGAAGTGGCTTACCACCTGATGATGTCAGGCCAGAAAGTTGGTCTAATCAGTCTTGAAGAGGCTCCAAAGCGCACATTGCTGGGACTGGTGGGTATCCACCTGAACAAGAACCTGTTGATTGACCGGAGCCAAGCGTCAGACCAAGAGGTCATAGAAGGG